GGTACCGTAGCCGGTTACCCGCTGAAAGGAGGGACTATTAACGGGTGGACCTATTACGAGCACCAGGTTACCGGGCAGACGACAGTTGCCGTATCAGGTACAGGTAATATTGATGAACTCAGGTTATATCCGAAGGGCGCTCAGATGACCACCTATACTTATACGCCGCTGATCGGCGTGACCAGTTCGATAGATCCGAAGAACAATGCCTCGTACTACGAATATGACGGCCTCGGACGTTTGCAAAACATCAGGGATAAAGACGGCAACATCGTTAAACATACAGATTACCATTACCAGGGACAATAACAAATTAGAACCAATCACATGAAAAAATTAACCTTAATCACCATTCCATTCGTTTTTATCTCGAACTATCTTTTTGCGCAATGGACAACCAGCGGCACCAATATATATACCAATAATGCGGGCAGTGTGGTTATCGGGGCGACAACCCCAACAGTAGTCAATGCTTCAGCGGCTTTATTTCCATCTGTTACGTCCAAATTTAATGTAGTAACAGGGACCGGACCGGCAACCTTTGCTGATCTGGTAGTTCTGAACCATCCAGGCGTAAACGCAGATGCAGTACAACGGCAGATCGGCCTCGTTTTCAAATTATCAAGCGAAAGCACCACAGGTGAATCTGACAAAATGGGCGGAATGCTATTGGAAAGCAGTAATGTATATGCCAATCTCCCTTCTTTTAGCCTGGTAACAGGCAACATCCGGAGGCTTACCATAGATGCCTCTGGAAATATAGGTATTGGCAAAACGGACCCGCAAAACAAACTGGATGTTAATGGCACCATACATTCTAAATCCGTGCTGATCGACCTGAATGGCTGGAGTGATTATGTGTTCAAAAAAGATTATCGCTTGGCACCGTTATCGGAGGTCGAAGCATATATCGATCAAAACCAGCATTTACCGGAAATCCCTTCAGAACAGGAAATGACCAAAAAAGGGCTTAATGTCAGCGAGATGAACAAGTTACTGATGAAGAAAGTGGAAGAACTGACCTTGTACGCGATAGAGAACGAGCAGAAGGACAAGAAAAAAGACAAGCTTTTGGCTTCGCTCCAGGAACAGATCAACGCGTTAAAGCAACAACTCAAGCCTGCTTCAGGGAAAGCAAAAAAATAACCGAACCTATCACAGCTAAATATTTGAAGCATGAAAAGAAATGCTCGTCACAGAAACCGTTTTACGGTTTCCTTACTTATATCGCTGTTTACAGGCAGTATGCGTTTGGCGGCACAAATCTACCTGTCGCCTCCGGCAACATTAACAGCAGCACCGGCAGCGGGCTCATATTATAACTATACGGGGATCACGCTGAACCCAAACTTCAGTTTTACGGCAGCAACTGGTAGCAGCCTGAACCTGTATATCGCCAATCCCGACTGCCAGCAGCTAACAAACAGTTTTAGCCAAAACCAGAACTATATTATTACCAGTACGCCGCGTACGGCAATGAGCTCGTTTAGCACGAGCGGTAAAACGGCCTGTGACCTGATGCAAACAGTGCAATACTTTGACGGGTTGGGCAGGCCGCTGCAAACGGTACAGGTAAAAGGGTCGACAGCGGGTAAAGATGTGGTCCAGCCATTTGTATATGACCAGTTCGGGCGGGAAGCACAAACGTACCTGCCTTACGCGGCACAGGGAGCAGCAGACGGGAGCTATAAAAGCGCAGCAATCAGCGACCAGAATACATTTTATACCTCCCCGCCATCAGGCTCGGGCGTTTCGGCGGTTGCAAGCCCTTTTTCTATGACCAATTTTGAACCCTCGCCACTGAACCGGGTGCTGGAACAGGGAGCTCCCGGTGCCGTATGGCAGCCGGTAGCGGGCAGCACTGCCGGGCATACCAATAAGATAGATTATACCACCAATAATATCACCGCGCTAAGTGATGTAAACAACAGTTACCTGGCAGTTTTGTACACAGCAGCGATCAACAGTGATCAAAGCCGGACGCTCAACCACGCAAACGGTGCCAACTATGCTGCCGGTCAGCTGTACGTAACAATAAGCAAAGATGAGAACTGGGTAAGCGGGAAGCCCGGCACTACAGAAGAGTATAAAGACAAAGAGGGGCATGTGATACTGAAACGGACATTTAATCAGGTGGGCACAACCGTACAGGTATTATCAACCTATTATGTGTACGATGATCTGGGAAACCTGGCTTTTGTATTGCCTCCGAACAGCAATGCCGACGCGGGTATCACCAGTGCCGCCAATCAAGCCACACTGGATAATTTATGCTACCAGTACCAGTATGATGAGCGGAACAGGATGGTTCAAAAGAGGCTGCCGGGTAAAGATTGGGAATATATGGTATATAACCTTTTAGACCAGGTGATCTTTACCCAGGATGGCAATCAACGGATCAAATCGCCTCAGGACTGGAGCTTTATCAAATATGACGCTTTAGGCAGGGTAATTATGACCGGTACAGAAGGTGGACATACCGAAACCAGGCAGGGCCTTCAGGATTATATAACTACAACACTAAAGAACGCATCGTCAGGAGTTACGGAATGGGAAATTCCCAGTGCTGCCGGTACTCATGGTTATACCAACACTTCATTTCCGACCGGTCCGGGGGCAGTAGCGTTGACGGTAAACTATTATGATAGTTATAACACTCTGGCAGGTTACCCGGGTTACCCAACCAATTTTACCGTATCGGGGAACAGCACTATGACCACAGGATTAATAACAGCCAGTAAGACAGCGGTGCTGAACAACCCCTCAGATTATTTGTGGACAGTACATTACTATGACGATAAGGGCAGGGAAACACAGCTGTTTAAACAGCACTATTTAGGCGGCACGGTAAGCCAGTATAATTATGACCAGATCACCAATACATATAATAACATTACCAGCGAACTGACGACCAGTAAGCGTGAACATTATGTCAAAAACGCGAACAATACGGATAAGGTTAAATCGGTAACGATACTAAACACCTACGCTTATGACCATATGGGCCGCAAGGTGCAAACCAAGGAGCAGATCAACAGTGGTGCGAACATATTGTTGAGCCAGACAGATTACAACGAGATTGGCCAGGTTCAAACCAAACACCTGCACGGAGCAACAGGAGCAGCACCGTTTATGCAGAATATCGCGTATGCCTATAATGAACGTGGATGGTTAAAGAGCAGTACTTCACCCTTGTTTGCCATGCAATTAACCTATAATAATGGTAATACCGCTCCGTTTAATGGCAATATCAGTAACCAAACCTGGCAGATCCAGGGCGGCGCAAGCAAAAGTTATAATTATACCTATGACGCGCTGAACAGGCTGACAGCAGGTATATCTAATGAGAACTATAATGAACAGGGCATTGATTATGATTTGGCAGGGAATATCCAGCACCTGACTCGCCAAAACTCAGCCTATACTTATAATTATACGGGCAACCAATTGCAATCGGTAAGCGGGCTGACCACGGGTACATATCAATACGACCCGAATGGGAATGTCAAATTTGATGCCCGTAACCAGAAGACCATTGCGTATAACCTGCTGAACCTGCCGCAGAGTGTAACCGCAACAGGTTTTAACCTGAGCTATACCTACGATGCGGCAGGTAAAAAACTCCGTAAAAACAACGGGGCGACCATAACCGATTATATTGAGGGCATTCAATACGAAAACGGTAACATCATTTTTATCCAAACCGAAGAAGGCCGGGCGATCAACAGCGGAGGCAACTATATCTATGAGTATACCCTGACAGATCATTTGGGCAACAATCGGTTAAGCTTTGATCAGAACTCGGCGACAGCAATCAGGCAGCAGGATGATTATTACCCGTTTGGTATGGAAATATCAAGAGGTACTACTGCAAGTCCGAAGAATGAGTACCTTTATAATAAGAAAGAACTGCAGGAAGAATTGGGGCAATATGATTATGGCGCGCGGTTCTATGATCCGGTCATTGGGAGATGGGGAAGCGTGGATCCATTGACGGAGAAAATGAGAAGGCATTCTCCATACAATTATGGATTCAATAATCCAATGCGTTTCCTTGATCCTGATGGGATGGTACCTGGAGATTTTCTAGATCAACAAGGTAACAAAATTGGAACCAACGGTATCGATGATAAGAAATACTATGTGGTATCTAATCAAAATGAAATAAATAAAATCTCTACTACTAATTCAGCAGGAGGAACGACCCAAGTTATTGAAGTTTCTTCCGCGATACAATTACCAAGCGAGGTTGTCAGAGATAGAATGGTAGCGGCTGTTGATAGGTCTAATAGCGCTAGTACAGAGGCAAAGGACACGAAAGGTGGTATGCATGAAGAAGGAGGGGTTTATGGAAAGGTAGGAACAAAGGATGTTGCACTTGATTCTAAACCAGGGATGGTATATCAACCGGGAGGAAAAGGTTTAGGTGTGAATCCTTTAAATACAACGGGCAGTACGGAAGACAGAGTAGGGATTAAGATAGAAGGTACTTACCATGTTCATCCCAAAGGAGACGGTAAGACATCTTTTGTGCAGCCTCCATCATCTGCAGATTTAAATAATGCAGGTTATAGAAGTGAAAGGTTTGGTATAAATGGTTCGAGTTACGTATTAGGAGCAGGAAATAACACAATATACATTTATAAGCCTAATGGTGCCAGCGGCACAGCTACTGTTGTTGCAACGTTCCCTTTAGACAAATTTAGACAATTAGGTAAATGAAAAAGCGTATAATATCAATTACAGTGCTGTTGTTTCTACTGATTAGTTGCAAGATTAGCGGTCAGATCAAAAACAGGAACAGTTCTGTTCCCTCGAAGTTCTTTATAGATGAAAAAGATGCTGGTTTATCCGGATTAACCATAGCGTTCAGTGATGAAAAGGGTTTTATTAAGTATGGGATTGTTAAGAGTAATTATATAATACCTCCTCAACTTAATAAGAAAGTAAAGACAATCACTGTAATTATTACCTATAAAGGTTATAAAGGGGTTTTTCATAATGTAGATCGCCGCGTAGTCCAATCAACTCAAGATGTAAAGTGGATTTTTGGTGTTGATGAAGCACCTTTTGACAATTTGATAGGGGTTTCTACCGAGGGAGATAGTGACAAGTACAAGAAGATTGTTTATTGGAAGTTTGACTTACTTAAAGAAGGTGATGGTATAATGTTTACCGATAAGCAAAACTAACCAAGACAATGATAGACATAAGAAAGCCCGGCCAAGTCCGGGCTTTGCTGTTATTTTCTCCGCCCCCCCTGCTGCCGCAAGCGTTTTCGTGGCTGTTGCACCTCACTGGTCGAAGTTTAGCGAAAGCGTAACTTCGACCAAAAACAAAGCAAGCATCCTGCTTGCGAGGTATAGGAAATGCTGGATGAAATCAGCATCCGGGATTTTCGTAAATGTATTATCGGCTATTGATGCTTTGTAGCTGATCTTCGAGCCGCTGCGAGTTGAGCAAAAGGTCTGTGAAGGGAAAGCTGCATAGCAGCGACTTCACAGCATGCTTCACAAGGCTACTGGCGCTGCATTTGACTATAAGGGCAAAGCGTTGGATATTTCAAATGCTGTGACAGTACCGAAGCCTTTTGCGATGGCGCAGGCGAGCCTAAAATGATGAGCGACTGGCTGAGTTAATCTTGAGCGTTGCAAGCTTCACCTGGTCGATAGACCAAGTGAAAGCGCAGCATAGGTGAAAGGTTGATGAAGACAGGGAGAGCTCATGTGATGAACGACTTTGCGCCCTCAAATAGCGTGACAAGCCGCATCTGTGCGTTGGTCTTACTTCCGCACATTTTTAAAACAACCATATACAAAGTATACCTTATAAATAAATAATGTGCGGAGTTAGTTGCACTGGCAAAAAGATGCGGTTTAGCGAGATGTGCTGAAAGCTTATCGAGCGTAACGAAGCTTGGCGTGATATTTTGCGGCGCTTAGAAGTGAAGAACACCGATCTTCCTGGTGTGGTGGGCTATGCGAGGGACAGGCATAAGCAGAGCTTGCCTTTCTCGGTCTAAGCAACCAAAAGCGGGAAAGGCAAGTGATGGCTTATTTAAATTAGACTTAAAAAGTTCAAAAATGGCTCCAAATTAAAACAGTGGCGCAATTTTGCTTTGAATGTCGGAGATAACCGCCTTAAGCTTTTCGTTTTCACTTTCTAATTCTTGTATTCGCGTCTCATATGCAGCAACATCAAGAGAGCTTTTGCTACTGTATTTAACAAAGGTGGCCAAAATATTAACTACCTCGTCTATATCTGCTTTGCAATGAAACTCTTTCTTACGGTGAAATGGGTCGGTGATAAGAAACGTGATCGGGTTATGAGTATAAGATATCGAATCTTTTTCATTGTCGTATTTCGGGTAAGTCACAGCAACTGTCAAAGACCAACCGTTAACTATGCTACGATTATGAACTTTTTGGTTGGGAAAGGTAAAATACACATCGGAGTATGGCACCCTGAATACTGGCCCAAATGTTCCGTGGTTAGATTGATTACCAGTTGTTAAAATAATCGTTGGCGATGCAATCGATTCGTTGGTCAATTTATCCACTCGTTTTGCTTTAAAGCTTGAATCGAGTACGAAATGGTGTGCTTCTTTGATGATCGGCATAGAAAAGATTTAGAGCGAAGATATTCAAAGAAATGCGGTGAATCAATGGGTTATCAGATAAATGAGCTTTAATTACCAAATCTTCCAAAAAGGCTTCTTTCCCGATGTTTGAGCAATTGGAGTTTGATTGGGCAAATCAACTATCGCACGTCTTGAAAAGTCAATATCCCAAACTTCGACAGTACTTAAATCTATCTCCCATAGTTTCAGGAAATCATTTATTTTAATGAGCATTGCCCTGTTCATATGTACTTGCCAATCATCGAGCAAATACTCCAGATGTGACTCGTTGCAAAATAAATGAAGTAGAATGAATGCTGTGTTATCATCTTGCGACGTAATATAGTCAACGAGTACATTAAAATCAGATAGATCTTGGTGAGTAGCCATAAACTCCATTTGAATGCGAACGCGCTCATCATTGCTTATTCGGGGAATGGCAACGAAGTCTTGTTGATTGTTATCAAACTGTTGAAAAAGGCCTGTAAGTAATTCAATTTCGAGATCTGTATATTGAGTTGTGTACTTTGTTTTAAAATCCTCTTCTAATAAAAGATGATCATTGCCTGCAATTGCACCCATTAGATTTAGCTGCTTGGCATAGTAGCAAACTTCATCACGATAAACTATCGGCAAACTCATCGCGGATGCGAGCCAGTTGATTTTATTTTGTTCCTGCTTCGTCATAGTCAATTTATTAAAAGAGCCTAATAAGTGATAGGCTCTAGTTGGGTTTTATTTAGCAATTAATTTTACCTTATAAAAAGGTGCCATTGATCGTTACCTTGTTTTAAGTTTGAAGTCGTCCGCCAGTGTTGCTATTCTTTGAACGTAAAGCGAAAATTAGGCATGTGGCTGCAAGGGTCATGGTAATCGTTTGTTTCATAGTTATATTTATCTTTTGGTTATTCGATAGGTCAGGAATGTTTTACGGATAAATCGCTTTTTACAGGGTTTCGTATAGAGTGAAATTCCTCGTCTTTTGGTTTAGTATTCCGATTCTTGAATAGTTGCCAAAATCTAATATCATGATTTGAAAGGCATTTTCATTCCGATCTAAGGCAATCCATTTCACATGTACGCCATCCTTTTCCTGTTGATTAATCTTTCTTACAAACTTATAAGACTCTCCTATTACGTCGAGTCCTGAGATTGTTAAAGCATTACTAAATAACAAGGCGCGAACCCCTTTAGGTAAATCTTTAAAAGGAGCTTTCTCTAAGGAGCCATCAGGCTTTACTTTCTGATAAGAGACTTTAGTCAGGACGTATTGGGTTTGCCCTAAGCACAAAATTGGGGTTGTAGAGATAAGTAGAATTAATAAAAGCTTATACATTGTGATTAGTTAAGGCACCGAGAAGTTTCTTCGGTAGGTTTTAAAAAATGATTTTATAATCAGTTTGCCAATACGATATTGGTACAATAATAAACTATCTCTTTGTGGAGATAATAATTCATGAAGCTGCACCTGCGAGAGATGTTATCTCTGCGGTTTGGGTTGCCTTTTGCCTGTTTATGGTTTTCTCTCCACCCAAGGTAAAATAAAGGCATTTCCCCATCAAAGCTAACTCCTTCCAGCCTGTTACCTAATACACGAAAGTTAAAGACGCCTTTTAACGCATAATCTTTCCAATCCGAATAGGTTGAAGCCCAAAGTGAAAAGTCGTTTTCTGTGGTGATTTTCTGCGATATTAGCTGGCTAAAAGAGTTGTTAAACAGAGTATTTAGGTTTTGCTCATCAATATTATATTCCTTCTCATTTATACGAACTCTTAGAGAGCGTTGCCCAAAAGATTTGGCATAAGTTAGTGAAACAATAAATAAAGCGATAATTATAGGTTTCATGATAATTTTAAGGTACCGAACAGCCCTTAATCGGTAGGTTTATAAACACGAAAGCGCAGGACTGAACTTAGTCTGCGCATCGGAGGCACCTAGGAGAGCCCTTACAGCAACAAACAAGTCTTCGCCCTACGCTTGCGCGTGGACGTCCAACTCATTTGTTTTTGCTGTTTTGTGAAATTTCCTAGGTTTCCCGAATGCAAAACAAACAAAGCTTAACGCTTATATTTTCTATTTAATGATATGTCTATGTAATGGTATGTTTGCGGTTTCCTCCTGTTTTTATGCGAAGTTAATAAACAGCCGTGACACTATGCCACGGCTTTCATGAGTTTTCTTTGTTTAACGGTTGGTTTGTAAGGTATGACAATCAGCTTATGCTTTTTATGATTGCTATCCTCAACTGCCTCGTATAATGCGGAGCAATCTGTAATAACATACTCCGTGTTAATGCAATCCTCAATGTTGACTGTAGTATGCTCGATAGCTGTAAGCTTATAAAGTAGCCTAACGAACTTCGCAGTAATTAGAGAGTATTCGCATTCCTCTTTAAACTGCTCAAACCCAAAGTGGATAGAATAACGTTCGCCATCGTTGCACTCAAGCGATAAGTAAATTATTGGATTGACAAGTTCATCAATAGTGTTAACCATTGTTCCAGGCTTATTGGAGCGGCACAAGGCACAGCGAAGCTCGTGCCTGAATGTTGATGAGAGTAGCTGTTTGGCTCCTTTAAGGATTTTGAAATATGCTTCTTTAACTGACTTATTATAAGTTAGTAATGGCGGATCATTTTGCTTGGGTTTCATAATGAGATTTGTTAAGGTTCGTAAATGAGAAAAGCCCTGGTTGATGAAACCAAGGCTTTTCGTGTGTTGCTCGAAGAGTTAATTGCGAAGTTTACCTTTTAATAGAATAGGGCTGAAAGGCACTTATCCTTCCTGCTCTTTAAATTCATAGAGGCGTTTCAGTGGCACAAAGTAGGCCGAATCAAGGTACTCTTGCTCGTCAAATGACTGGTAAAGTATGCATTCGGCCCGGAACCAATCTTCCTCCATTAATTCCTGTACGAAAGGCCATTTGATTAATACGTAAAGTTCATCTACCGATGTGGCATTGCTGAATTGATAAGGATTATTCATTGTAAGTTTTAAAGTGTGTGAATAAACTGTTGAGGTTGATAGGCCATAACGCCTTTGAAGAAAGTTGGCAAGTCCGGCTGTCGTGGTCTGTGCGAAGCTAATTTTAAATGGATGAGTAGCTTTAAGAGCTTCACAACCTCTGCCTCTTTAGCGTAGCCGGTGAAGTCATAATGAAGCTGCATATTGCAAGCTGCATCGCATTCAAGGTATAAATAGCCTTTCTCAAAAGCAAAGCAGTAGCATGCATGAGAATCACTATTATCGCCCCTGTAATCACGCTCAAAGTAAACGGTGCCCGGTTCAATGATGTGGGTCTTTAGCACTTGAAGTATGGCTAAGTAAGCAGCCATTGCATGTTCTACGGCAAGTACCATGTTGGTAGGATGGGTAGATGGTTTGACTTTTTTCCACATCTTTTGCTCCCGATAAGGCCATCTGCGGCTTAATGTTGATGGCGATTTTGATTTGTTGTCGTTTTCTGTTTGTCGTGTCATTGTTTGTTGATTAGTTATGGTTTAGAGATTTGATGAGTTTGAGTTTGGAGGCAAGAAATAGGATGGTGCAAGGCAGCACATATAGTTTAGTTATGGCAGCTTTAGGCTGCCAACCGATAAGGTTGCTTTTTGCTGCTTTGCTGACAGCCTTCTTGGCCTTCACACGCAAAGTCAATCGGCTTTCCATCGAGACAAGGTGAGGCGGTAGAAATCGAACCCCTTAAATCGCGCAGAACACTCTTGCCGGAAAATTAAGGAGCAGATGAGGTGTGTAGGGGGGCGTTTTATTTTGATATAGGGAGCAGGGGTGAAAAGAGTATACCGGGGGGATTTGCTGTAGATGTGTATATTAGCCTTATAACCTAAATTGGATCATGATTATTAAAGCACTAGGTTACACTTTGAAGATATGGCTAACCAGCATCGTAATTAGTCCAATTCTTCATCTTTTTATTAACGGTATTACAGAACCTAACATGGGATATGCAAAGATTGGTGTTACAAGTAGCGTATACTTTATTTTAATGTCAATACCCTTTGGAATAATACTTTCAATACCAAGCTTTCTCTTATTGTGGTTAGCAGTTTATCTATTGATACGATTTGATGTGAAGACTAACCAGGCGAGGGGTCTATTATCCGTAATAGGCACAGCCCTTTCTTCCTTGGCGTTCTATATTGTATTTGGGTATGATGATCCGTCATCATACAAAGAGACAGTACTTTGGGCATTACCTTACTGTATAGTTATAGTGGCCTCTGTTTGGTATTATAGATTTGTTAATGAAAGTAAGTGAATTTGTCCAACGCTTTATTTAAAAGGGAAGCCTCGCTAATGACTATCCGAATAATTTGAGCAGTTTACCTTTTAATAAATGCGATTGAAATAGCATCAGCGCAAATAGCTTGTAAACAAAAATAGCTGCACTATGGCAGCTATTGAGGTCGAGTAATCTTGATAATTTACACAGTATGTTTATTTGTAACAGTTATAAATTCATGTAAATCGAATGGCCTTGTAAAGATATAAGCTGCGTTTAACTGCGAGATTGCTTCCGCTTCACGGGGATCGGCTATAACCATAAGTGGCCTGTTACCCACCATCTTTTCCTTAACATTATTTACGAATTCGCTTGCCTCATTGTCATGTTGAATGTCCAACAAAATGAGTGACAGTTCAGGTGTAATCATTTCTACAGAAGTCAGTTGTTTGCTATCGACAATACTAACTGAGTAGTCTTGGCATTCTAAAATTTGTTTAATCGTGTCGGCTGAAGTGTTATCGTTACTTATAAGTAATACTGTTTTCATCTTATTGTTTAAGCCTCAAAGATAGAGTAACAATGAAACATTTTTCAAAAGAAGAATCAATATGTCATACTTGAAATTTGAAAGGAGTAAAACAGTGTTTTTCTGTATAACTGTACTAAACATATGTTTTATCCAAGATGTTAGCAATACCGCATGTTTAGCATTAAAGAATGACTTAAAGGGTAGTTAGCTAACGATTAACCAATAACTATACATTCTAATAAATTCACAAACTTTGTAAATCCCTATAACAATGCACCTTTCTTAAATTAAATAGAAAATAGATACCCTAAATAAATCAAGCAGCCATCAGTATGTTAAAGTTGGCACGTATGATACGCAAGCCATTTTCCCGGATGCCTCTTGAGTTCTTAACCTTTCCTGTTTCAACTTGAAACCAGCCATTATCTTCAAGATGAGTAGCAGCAGCTATCCTAACCTTTCCATTTTCACTACGAATGTTTAAGCTGTTATACATTTCTTGCAACTTGCATTTAACATGTTGATTTGTGTATCCCTTATTCCCAGGCTTGAATTCCTGTTTCAATAGCTTGGCCAATTTTAGTTCTGCTCTTGTGTTCTCTTTAAGAATAATTTCTCTATCAACTCGCTTAACGTTATACTTCAATTTTATCATTGTGGCCTCATCTAGTAGTTCGTGGGCTTGATACGCGGTTGGATTCCTGCTTTTGATTTCATCTTCAATTGATTGTCCTATCGAAAATACTATACCATTTGCCTTCTTCCCTTTATATTCTTTAAGCTTTAGATAATCCTCTTCAAGCTGCTTAGCTTTTGACTTCCGTTTCTCAGTGCTCTTATTTTCAATTACATGATTTGCCTCAAGAAGTTCAACATTGAAGTATCCATCCTCCCAATCTTGCTTTATAAAGTTTATATGATTGTATATCTCGTTGTTTGCTGCTTCGTTTATTTGTTGATCGAGTTTCATAAGATTTAATTGTGCGATTTTTGTTTTGGTATCTCTATCTGCGTATTTGTCAACCTCGGTTTTCTCACTGAGTGTCATGCCTGATTTTGTGCGGTGTGCCACTCTTTCATTCCAGTGGTCTATCCCTAACCTGGCATCCTCTCGAAAATCAATTTTAAATTGCACAAGAGGTTTCAATTCTAAAAGTCCTTTATGGTCTGTGATATGGATTAATTGATATGGTTTATCGCCTTGAATTTCGCCTGATCGCAACCTGCCAAATGCTTGTTTGCCTTTTGTACTTGCACCTACACAGGTTTGAGGCCGATGCTTATCCGTCACTAAAATCATCGTCGCATTGATGTCACGTAAATCCCAGCCTTCAAAATACTTACTTGTGTAGAAGTTGATCTTCTTGTAAATGCCGTCTTTAGGCTCTGCAACAAAATAATTAATCAATTCACCAAGCTTTTGCATGTTCTTTCCGTCTTTATCATCCGCGCAAAAGATATTGCATTGTTCTATCGTTAATCTTGCCCGTTTGATCGCCGCTACAATTTGAGTAACTGAATTATAAAATATGTGCAGATTCCCAGGAAACTCATCACAGTTCTGAAGTATGTAGTCTAATGTGCCAACAACACTCTTTGCTTTCACCAACGTTACTTTACCCAATTTCTCTTCGAATTTGATTCGGTAATGGTGTAAGGATTTAAATCTTTCATCGCTAAATTCGTATGGGGTAGCTGAAATGATAGACTTGTTTTTAAATTGCCAGAAGTAATCGAATGGCGCTAATATGTCTTCACGGTATGCTTCGCTCACGAATGTGTGTACTTCATCGAGTAATAGAAACCATTCGCTAACGATTTCGTCATAACGTTTAACCTCTTCGGCTGCTTTCATTATTCTGCGCATCCCTTCAGGTGTAGTCATTATTTTATGTCCTGTCTTGCTTGTCATCAACATTTGTTTAATATCTTGATATGATACTAATCCATATACAATATCGATCTCGGGGTGCGCTTTTTGCTTACATAGCAGAATACTTATGTTAGGTACAGCTATAAGTGTGCATCTATCTTTATTTTTAATCTCCCCATAAGTTGCGCCTATACCGCAACGTCCTTTATCGATAAAGGCATTAATAGGCACGCCCACAGGCATTATTTTATCTAATCGGGTTTTAGGGGATACTACATAGGTAGTTGTTAATTTGTACAATTTTCATAGTCATTAAAGTTCTTCAGGGTTTATCTAACTTTTAAGAAGTGGTTGTATTCTTAAGGGTGAATCTAAAAAGTCAAAATTTCTAGAAAGTTGGGACAAAAGGAAAGATCAGTTAGCTAAACTGATCCCTAATTGACCCTGCCGATTGGCTATATTGACTTTGAATTTGTAGTACAAATATACGAAATCTTTACGATAAAAACAACTTAAATATCTAATAAGCAAATAGTTACTAAAATCCCAACTCAAGGTATTTAAGATCAAACAACGTTTCACTAATCTTATTAAGCTATTTAATTTACAATTCCTTTGCTTTATTAGTTTAACCAAGCTATCTTTGTCTTAACGGAGCGCTACTATGCTTTATCAACCTGTTCTCCGCTAGGCCGACACCAACCGACATTCCTATGGCCGAATCAATCAAAACGCTGCCTTTAGAGGCAAATGAATTTTTATGTTCTTTGACATGCTGAGGTCGTGTTTGACCTGTTGTTTTTAACTGTACAATCCAGCCAAAAAGTGCACGTTGAGTTGGAACCAAATACAGCTAGTTCTGTTTCGAAACGAATGAAGGGCCGGATACTGCTCTTTAGGCGTAAGCCTGTATCAAGATCCTTAACACAGACGAAAGTCTATTACCAATTATTGTTTCATTACAAAATGTCAAATCAAACTGAGCCTCAAGGTTCCCCTCTCACTCCCATTCAACAACAACGTTATGATTATCTTTTCCCGATCTATGGTGAATTATCGTCGACAATAGTTCGCAACGTGTTCGGCAAAGGCAAAACCTCCTGGAATTCAACTTTAGAAAAGATTGATTCTGTTATTGAGGCCAAGCCTAAAGTGAAAGAGTATTATAACGGTCTGTATGAGACTTTTGAGTTATATCAAGTCTACACTCCAGGGCAAATTATCGGAAAGGTAAATGAAGCTCGTAGGGAAATGGGATTAATCCCTTACACCGAAAAGATTAAGATACAATCCGAAGCTGACTTCAATTTGGTCTTCTTTGTACGAGAGCATTATGAAGATGTAGTGGTTGAAAAAGTTCCGGTGAAAGTGTTTAAGGGGTATCAACCTGTTGCGAAGGTGTTACCAGCTTAGAACTTGGAAGCCCATCCATTTGTACGGATGGGCTTTTTTGTTTATCAAAGCTCTAATAGAGGTGCATACTTAGCAAGTTGTTCACTATCAATCTCTCCTAAGTTTCTAAGATACTTTAATGTTACGGTTATTGCTGAATGGCCTAAAAGCTGTTGCAAAAGGTGAACATCTTTAGTTCTTCGATACAATTGTACCGCTGCTGTATGCCTAAATGAGTAAATGGTTTGATCTTCGAATATCAAACCTAATTTGTACATCTTCGCCCAGGCTCTTGACCATTGGGTGTTAAAGTAGTACTCATTAAAAGGTACTGCATTCAAGCTAAAGATATTGTCGTGTCTTCCCAAACCGGCAAGTTTTCCTCTAAGTTCTACTCGGATATATTCGGGAATGTGAACTACTCTTACCCTGCCACCTTTGTTTTCTTCACCGGATAGATGGACTTCGCTAAGATCGCTTTTAAAACTGCCCATCGTAAGTAATCGCACTTCTTCATGAGGCCTTAACCACGCTCCGTATGTTAACAGGCTACAGATGTAAAGGTTCGGATTGTTAACCTTCAAATAATTTAATATCGGTTTTAACTGCTTCTTTTCGTAAGCCTTATGCAGTACGGCTTTGGATTTCTTCTTTTGGGATTTCTGAATTGTTTCCACTGGTTGGTCTATCAGCCTCCCTGCTGCGGAAAACAGTACACCAAGGTCGCGCCTTTTGTTCATGTAGTATGTGCCCGATGATCGAAACTGATTTAGAAACAAGTCAATCTTTGATGCAGATATGAGCGTTATTGGCCCACTCAAATCCTCGTTTGACATGTATTTCTTAAACTGTCGGTAGATAGACTTTAAATTGCGTTTGTATTTCTTGCTTAGGTCAGATTGTAATTTTGCGCGAGTTGCTTTAAACAGCAGGTAGATACAGGAATCGTGTATTGGTAGTTCGTTCGGCTTCGCTATTTCCTGTAGTTGCGGCTTTTGTACAGGCTTCGTCTTTGTTAATGGATAGGAATTTGCTTCTAAGGCTTTGTGAAACTCGAATCTAAGCTTTTCCAGCAGTTCGCTTCTCTGTGTTAACGAAGTTGCCTTGTTCGGGCTGATGTGTAAGCCTATCTTTTTCCCATTGTATTCTCGGACTCGGTTGTTATTGAAATAAAAAGTTATGTAAGCTCTTTGGGTAAGATCATCGCTTACAACAATTGTAGGTATTGTGAACATACTTGGCGCGTTTTTGGCGCATTCAGTATTACAATATCCCGAAAATGGCCTTTAAATGCACTATCGAAGGGTTGAGCAACAGATTTCTAATCTGTAGGTCTTTGGTTCGAATCCAAATGGGATCACTTAAAAAGCCTCATATAGATCATATGGGGCTTTTTTCTGTTTTTTTTGTGCGGATTTTGTGCGGTTTGTTTTGTTTGGGGCGTTTTCAATGCCCAGCTGCCTTTCCAGGGCTTCTATTTCCTTTCTCTGCGCAAACTAAAAACAAAAAGGCCTTTAAATAGGAATTTCAATCTTACTTGGTGCATTGAACAAACATTTCATCGAATAATTATTCCCACTTTAGTTGTACCTCCTTCTTGAAATCAATTGTCTGATGGTTTTGGCATTGTACTACTGCTTAAGAAATGAACACCTATCAATCCACCTTTCAAGTTTTGATACAGGTCTTTTATATGCGGTACCCTTCGGCCTGCCATTTAGCTTGCCGGAAACTCCCTTTTTAAAGCCCATTTTGTTGTTAATTATTGTTTTTTGTTGTTAATACCCAAAGATATCGGTGTGTGGAATTACGGTTAAATTCTTGGATTTACCTTTGGGGATTGGTAAAAATAAAGGCACAAAAAAGCCCTGCTCGATGGCAAGGCTGGATTTATAGAATATCTTTTAGATTACCGGGCTACTATGCCCGGGCCAAAGGACTTGATTTAGCTGACTTTTTGTTGAGGCAATTGCTATTTCCCGTTATTAATCTTTTCTATAATATGAGTTATTTGAGTCATTAATGGGCAGGTCCCAATTTTTCTTTCTATAAATTCAACTGAGAATGTTTTTATTTTTCCTGGCCTAATCCAAGTGTCTTTTGTTAAACCCATTGCATAACCTTCTTCAGAATCGAATTTAACAAAAATAGTATGCTCATCGTCTCCATCATTTTGAGACGTGCAATACACCGTAATTATATCAGAATTTTTATTTTGGTTTTGAAGAACAACAACTGGCCTTACTTTCAATATAGGTTTACCATTTGGATCTTTGCCGGCAGGATAAAGCATATTAACAACATCGCCGCGAAAAAATTTGGCCATTCGATGTACTTAATACTCATCGTCAGCCAGATCACCCCAAGAGTCCACTAGCTTTTGATACTTTTCAGGATCGTTTATTATTTTATCGGCATTATTAGGATATACTTTCTGAGACATTTCTCTTTGAGTGTATACTACTAACCGGTATGACTTTCTTACTTCTCTTCTAAGAAAGAATGACATAAACCAGTTTTCATCTTCAAGCTCCTCTAAAATCTCAGGTATTTTTATCTCTAAGTCTTTCAAAACATTATAGAAGTGAAGCTCAATTTCCATTTGCTTAACTTCGGTTTGTTTTTCAAATTTTGAAATATTCGATTTAAGATTCTTTTCGAAATGTTTTCTCGCGGTTCTAATTTGTCTGCAATATGAGATGTTATCGTGTATGCTTTGTTTTTGAGTTTTAAATCGCTCAATCATCTGTTCAATTACTTGGCATAATTGATCAAGAGGGGATAAGTTTGGCTTTTGGATTGCTAAATTCATGTGGTTCTTCATAACAATATTCCTTTCAGTCTATGTTATAGATGCCAAATATATACCAAACAAATTGAAAAAGATACATATCTTAATCAATCAGTAAAATAAGAGATATGCTGGTACCCATTTATTTATACTGCTATATAGGCGTTATTTAAATTCATTACAATAGCGTTTTTAGCCCTCACAGTGAATTATTGATGCCTAAATTGTATAAGTTCATATTCATGTTCATAAAATTGGTTTAAACCAAAATTAACGTTGAAAAACTTTTTTTAATTTGTGACAAAAAAATGACAATTAAAACTTGCGGATTTAAACCTTGCTGAATTTTTGGCCGGTTTACTGGGCATCGGGTAATCAACAACGTGGTTTTTTAAATTCCACTACCTGGCTATTCCTTGTTAGATAGCTTTTTCACCAATTCCTTTAGGTCTTTATTTTCTTGTCCGATTATACTAACCTGTTGAAGTAGCATTACCACCAATTCCTCATTGAGCTCTTTCGCGTAACACGCGGTTTTGTAATCCAATTCATTGCCCGGCCCGATAGAAAGATTAACCTCAGCGACCAGTTGTAAGTTGCGGGCAATTTTTTCCGTTAAATTCATGATTTTTCTATAAAATGTGATACCTAAAGTGATACCTTTTTACTTTATTAATTTAAAAAAGGCTCATATTGGCTTAAAAAGCCATTTTTATATATTCTTTTGCGGAGTGATTAGGGCTTGAACACTGAATTTCAAGCGTTTTTTTTGATTATCATTAATCAGCTAATCTTCTATCTTAGAGCCATTTAAATTTTGTTGGGACCAGAGAAATGCCCATAAAATTTTAGGGAGTTTTTTTATTCTTTGTTATTGGGTCCGAATGCAATCCAGCCTCGTTCGGCTTTATTCTCAATTCTCTCTCCAATGTTTCTATTCTCTCATATTCTTTTGCGAACATCTTTTTGGCCCGCGCCTGCTGTCTGGGGCGATCTGCTTCAATTTCAGCTACACATTTTTCATGAAAAAGTTGCTTTTTGCTTTTCCTTGCTGGTTTTGGCGGTATATCTGGAGATGCTGGTTGCGACGATATGAGTTTTTTTATATTCTCATTTATTTCTGAAAGGAGATCTATAATCAAGTCAAGCTTATCACTCATAATATCATTAATTAGAAAACATCTATTATCCCTCAAACACCGGCTCCCAACCCGGAAAATATTCCTGTATCGCCTCTATCCTGGCCCTGTTCTTTTTCACCGTAGCCTTAAAGGCCTTTAAGTTCATCATCCTGATAAAATCAGGGTCAAGGTTGTACTTGTTTGGTTTTGCGGCTTTTACCGGCACAACTACCGATTTTTCACCAGCAGTTTTATTAGCCATCTTTTCGGTAAGTTTAATGGCCATGGCTATATTCATGTTACCAGCCGCTACCTCTGCCTGTATTACTGCCTTAAATGCTGCAAGCTGATCCATCATAGCAATATGAGCTTTCGGCTGGACAACTTCTTTTTTCCTTGCCATACTGATTTATTTATTTGTTTCTAACGATGCAGACACCGAATAGGTTTTTATAGCGGTGGTGACCGCCTCGCTGATATCAACCTTGCCGGTATAACTATAAAACGATGTGTTACCGGAATCATCCAGGTTCTTTGTCATTTCTGTAGTGTTAATAATCGCGGAGTGTAGGACAAAGCCATATTCGTCAATAAAATCAACTGTCAAGCGGCCGGGAAGATAATTATCGCTCAGGTCATTTATGCCAAATAGTTTAAAGGTGTAATATAAATTGCCGTTACGAAAAAGGGCCTTGATATTGCAATATGCACCGCGTTTAATAAAATTCAGCGAATTATCTTTTAAGCTGATTAATTGAGGTTTTGATGATGATAGCTTTGGAATATCGGTGCTACTCATATCTCCAATTTCCTTTACCTCGTTGCCAATTACCCGGTATACTTTATCATCATGAATAAATGTGTTTTCGCCAACTGAAGTGTAGTTAGGTCGGCATGAGGAGCCTGCTATAGCTATCGCTGATAGTATGGCCATGTGGATTGATTTCATTGTGATTGGTTTATTAAGGGCAATATACCAACAAATGATTGGAATGATGTATTTCCTCTGAAGGAATATTTATCTTAGCAAACCGGGGGAGCGTTTTGGAAACGCATTGTAGCATGATTATGTTTGATTTGCAGCCCCCGGCTTGTTACTTTCCGTCTACCGCGACTAACCACTTTTCAAGCTCTGACCATTTGAAAAGCACCTTTTTGCCGGATTTATAATAGGGTATCTTGTTTTGTGACACCATGTTATATAGGGTACCTTTTACCAGATTTAATTTTTCTGCGGCCTGTTCTACGGTTATTAATGGCTCATCAATTTCAATTGTTGGCATTCCTGGTATAGCGTTTAATACCGCTTGCACTTCTTCCCGGATGATCTGTCTAAATTCCTGATCCGTGTAGGTGGCTTTAATGATATGTTTCATGTAATTATTTTGTTTTAACAAAGGTATAAATTAATCATAATTAAACAAATATTAAAAATAATTATATAAAATGTTTGTTTTTGTGATTTTAGTTGTACATTAGCTATTGCAAATCAATTTTAAAACCATGTTACAAACAACAACTTACCAGGGTAATCAATTCAAGTTATTGATCGCTCCATTGGCACCAGCGCCGATTTTCAGCAAGCCTGCTGTAAACAAACAATTACCGGCCATTTATTATGTAGATGATGTTGTTCTTTTAGGGACCAGCATAGAAGTAGAATACACTTTAAACGATGAGTGGTTAACCGCCTCAATTGAATTTCAGACTGTAAGGGCTTTCGTAATAAAAACAGGCATGAATGATTACTGCTTTGATACCGCTGATTGTGGCGGTTGTCACGTGCAGGATAGCGGATCTTTTGAGGTTGATACATACATCAGCGAAAATCTCAACGATACAGTACTGGCTTATCTACAATCAATTAAGGCTGGGCAATACAGCCTTAACTAACGAAGCCTAACCATTGCATTAACAAAATTATCTGAAATCACCATTTAAAGTAAAGGATTATGGACAACAACACACAGCGCGCTCAACAAATACGAGCCATGAGGAATAAAGATATTTTAAACACCATTAACGAGTTTTTCACTATTGGAGGCCCGGAGCACCATATTGAGAATATGACCGATTTGTTAAAAGAGGTTTTTGTAAATTATGATGCGTATGAACTTGATGAAAACAGTAAACCTACTTATAGGTATCTAACATTGAGCCCAGAATACTTAATAGAAAAGATTTACATGACTTGCGATGCAATTAAATTCATTGCTCAACTTGGGAGTAATTTTGAAGCCTTTAGAGAATTTGGGGGCATGGAACAATTTGAAAATAACGGGTTGCAAAGCTAAATTTTAAAACAATGGAAATTCAAAATATAGATCTTGAGCAGAATGAAATAGCTGCGATACAGGGACTTTTCACCGGATTTAAACATTTTAGCCCAAGTAATATAGGCTCAGATGCAGGAATGATGCCAGGTAATCATTTTATTTATAATATAATCGCCGGCAATGCTCTGTTTGATGAATTAAACCACGTTATTGATATTTGGGGCGATCCTGCAACAAGCTTCAACAAATTAGAAAAGGTATTTGGATCATACCTGCAATGTAATCCCGTTGAAGCGGATAGCACTTTTAATATGTTTTGTTTCATTTGTCGCCTGATACTCAAAATTAAAGATAGCGCTGATTTTGTCGAAATAGAACACCTGAAGTATTCACGGGTTAACGATGCATTAGATAGCCTTGATAGTTTAGGGCAATCAAATTCTCAAATATTGTTTACCGCGAAGTGACACGCGTACCTGTAAATTACAGAATTAAAAAGGCCCCGCTGAAAACCAGCAGGGCCTTTTTAATTCATAGACGACTTATAATCATGATTATTAATAATTTTCTTAACCCTTGCTGATATAATAAACGTAATGATTCATAGCAAGATGATGGATTGTTTTATGCGTAAAAAAGGTGTTTATGTAAATGCCAGTTACCCCATAGCGCTATATCTACTATCGCATTAAGCGAGGTTGCATCGGCTGCGACCGCGTTATTGGTCTTTGTGAGATACTTACTGACCCTTATTTCTCTCCACGTCCCCTTGATACTGAGAAAGTATCAATTAACCTATCAATATCCTCATCCGCCTGTCGGCCGGCATCATCAACGCATTTCTGCAAAATGCCCATAAGCTCACCTACCAATTGGGTGTATAAAGTCATGTCGCCATTAACCAACCTAGCGCAAATCAAACTGGCAAAGTTTTGACAACCATTCTCAAAGCTATTGAAGATCGTTTTGCAATAAACCTCTTGTATATTATGCACCAAGTCAATTGGTAATAGGCTTCCGGAAAGTTTATCAATCTGAATGTTCTCCTTGATAACTTTAGCAGCAACCAACTCGCCATCGCCCTTAATTTTCATCCTGATATAACGCTGCATACTTTCAGTATCTTCATCACCTTTACCCTGCCGGCCACCTTTATTGCCTGCAAACAAGGCAAGCAAAGCTTCAGGGCTTAATGATTCAGGCATAGGATTATCATCATAGTCATCATCAACATCCGCATCTGGCTTACCCTTGCGCGGGTTAACCGGTATCCTGGAAATAATATCCTGCATCTCCTTTTTTGAGTCGAGGGCACTCTTTCGCTTATCTCTAAAAGCTTTGTTTATCGGGTTTGTTGTGTCGATAAACTTACCTTTATCACCATGAACTATAACCTTCTTACGGCTTATGTAACTCCGTAAGCTGTCCATGTCAATGCCGCATAAGTCGGCAAAATCCTGTCTCGATACTTGACCCATAAAAAAAATATTGTTTCGGTAGTAATAAATCAGTAAAATAGTGGCTTGAATATCATTTAAACGCAGTTTTTGTCGGCAAACAGTTACACCTGAATTTTGTATCGAAACAAAAACCGAAACACGGTTAAATCAGGTGTAACTATGTGTTTGCTGGGATGCGCAACGTATTGCAGGAAATGGAAACTCGTTCCACAGTACCTTAGCTAATTATGTTAGCAAGTCCGACCCATGCCTTACATGTTTTTAATAAAGTCCTGTATCGCTGTTGATATTACATTTACTTTTACAGGTTCGTTGCCCTTAACTCCATGCGTACGCATGGGTTTAATGAGGCCGGGGCCGGAAACCTTTGTACTCTTAACTGCACCGCCCGGATCATGCATGTATACATCAACCCTGCTGGGAGCGGCGGCAGGTGCCTGGCTTTGCATCTGTGATACAAACACAGGTGTTTGTGCTAACGTAGGCTTAGGCGGCGCTGGAGCTATTGAATTGTTTAGGACTATACCCATACCGGTCCTCATATTTGCAAGGCCATGCGCGGCGTTGCTTGCCCAATTCCAGTGTGTTAGTTTGCCGATGATATCCAGCATCTGCTGAAGCGGGTACAATATAGCATCCATAAGGACTTTACCCACAGTCTTGAATCCCTCAATTAAGCCGCCCGTTTTAAACGATGTGGTGATAGCATCCCAATTACGTCTGAATGATTGAATTAAGCTTATAACGAGCCCCAGTGGGCCCAAAAAGATAGATACAGCTGCGCCCCAATCGTCCCACTTTGCAATAACGGTAGTTACCACAGCTATTAAAGCTACAATGCCGGTAATTATCCAGCCGATTGGAGTAGCTTCAAGTGATATGCCGAATGCAGTTAGCACTACACCAAAGCCGGCAAATGCATCCGCTACCAGGCTAACGGTCATGGCCAGTGGTGATGCTACTAATAAAAATGCACCTAAACCTGCTGTGATTTTTATAATTGTATCAGTCAATTCCGGGTTTTTATCCATCCAGTTAATTACGCGGTCAACTATAGGACTAAGCTTTTGGCTAACTTTGGTTAGGGTGGGTAATAAATGCAGGCCTACTTCGATGCTAAACGCTTGTAGATTGTTCTTTAACAATGTAAACTGGCTGCTGGTAGTGCCTAACATGGTTTGAAACATATTGTTACCTGCATTGGGCTGGTTTTTCATGTCGCCCATGTTTTCTGTAAAGTGTCCGTATGCTTTACCACCTGGTGTTAACGCTGCTTGAGCGATAAACGCCCCGATACGGCCCCATGCTTTAGCCCTACGTAAACCCATTTTGTCAAGTGAGTGATTAACGGCTTCCATTGCAGGGACCAGTCCACCGAAGCGTTTTATTAGCTGCTGACCGGCAAAGGATCCGTGTACTCCTAACGATTTAAAAGCTTTGATCATTGTATCGTTCGGCTTTAATAGTGCTTGGGCCGCACCTTGAATTTGATTGTAGGCTTCTGCTGCCGATGATCCTTTAACAGTGAGGGCACCAGTCATTGCTAAAAACTCGTTTAGTTTTACACCGGCAAGTTGAACAGATATTGCAGCCTTTCCAAAACCTTCGCTCATCTGGCCAATTGTGGTTTTTCCATTCCTTACCACAAGGGCCAGTTTGTTGTAAATCTGAGCTGCAGTATCACCTTCGCCGCCAAAAACTACCATCACAGATGATAACAGGTGTGAGGCCTCTTTAACGCTGCCTAAGCCGGCTACAGATAGCTTTGCAGAGTTATTTATAGCATCGAGCCCTTTTGCACCCTTAATGCCAGCGCTATTGATGATATACAAACCTTCAGCAACATCTTCATAAGCTACCGGCACCTTTCGGGTAATATCCAGTACGCCCCGGTTCATGGCAACCATCTGTTTTGCGTTCAGGCCTGCTATGGTATTAACCTTAGCCATGGTATGTTCAAACGCTACCGCTTCTCTTGCTGAATGAATAAACGGCGAAAGGATGGCGGCCCCGGCTATTGCTGTATAACCGGCTATGCTACGTGCGCGGGTGGAGATATTTTGCATACTTCCAATAAACCTCTGGTTAGCCTGCATTGCCACGTTGGTGAAGCTGGTTAACTTCCCTTGCATGCGCCCTAATACGCCACTGAATCTATCGATGGCCGTAAAGGTGGTAGGTATGGTTAATGATACACTCATCTCTTTATAATTATTAGTGGAACAGGGGGTATGGACATTGTCTTATTTAGCTTAAGCATACGTTTCACCAATGGTGAATTATTTAACTCTTCAAGCCGTTTCATTAAAAGCGATTTGGCCAATGCTGGGGAAAAGGTAGATGTCGACCTGGTAAAAGCAGGGGCGCTTAATCTGGCCGCTAATGGACCATCTACAAGTTTGTATTTGTGATTTGCAAGCGTAGCTGATTTATCCAGTGACAGGATTGCGTTGGGTAAGATCTTCCTTTTTACCCAATTCGAGTTTTCTAATGTTGCTGCCATATAAATTATTTTTTCTTTGTTGTGTCGGTTAAATGTTCACGTTGTTCAAATATTTCATCGTACCAGTACAATATACCATGGTGATCTCGGTCATCACAGTACATTGTATCGATATGCTGGTTACTTGCCCACTGTAGGTTTAACCCAAGTGTTTTGATCACCCCATCTATCTCAATGGGATGTCTATAAAAAAACCGCAGTTAATTTTGTGATTACCTCCAGGTCAAAATTTTCTATCTTATCCAGCATGGCCGCCGGCTGATCAATCAAATAGGCAATAAGGCGTATCGATAGCTCAAACTGATCATTAGGCATTGTAAGGCCATGTTGCAGATTCTTCATAGTCATCACCGGCACACGGGTTTTAAATTTTACTTCTCCCAATGCTGTACCGCCTTCGGTATTTTTAACAGGCTTTTCAAGGGTAAGAACCGGCTTGCTATCTTCAAAAATTAGGTTGCCTAATTTTATTGCCTCAATAGGGGCAAAAAACTCATCCTTAAACTGCTCTTCGTCTTTAATTGGCTTACGAATAAAGCTTTTGTAAAAGTTCTTGAAGTCTTCGATAGCTATTTCTTCAGCTATCACATAGTTTGTTGTTTCCATATATTTATTATTAAAAATTTCAGTTATTTATTTCAATGCGGGCTAAAATGGCGGTTCCCGCTCATTTGTAGAGATGGACCAGTTATTGTCATCCTTGTCATTGTGCCCAAACAGACTATTGCTATTGGGATCGGCCTGCTTATCGCTGTACGCCACGCCTGATAGCCAACATATATCATCTTCATTGCTGCGACCGGCATCTATTTGGGATTGCGTTGCCAATAGGGGTAAAAGCCGTGTGTTATAGTCGCAATACCTATATTTGATCATTCCTTTTTTACCCAAGTGCTCCCACTTAACCTTTTGGATGTGTATTTCAGTATTTTGGGTTTCATCATTCCTGAAGACTGTAAATCCGTTTTGCGTTATATTGAAGAAATGCGCGGATCCCGAGATACTGTACAAGTTTGGCACCTGGTAGTTGATGTTTCCCGTACCAACATCTTTCTGCATTTTGGTGGGGTGGGCAACTAAAAAAGTATGTACCCCATGTCTTTGATTAAATTTTACAATTTTTATAAGTTGCTCAGCAGTATATTTTACTTCAGAATAGCCGTTAGGTATGTTGCTTTCAATTCGATTCCAGGGGTCGATGATCAGTCCTTTAATTCCTTTTTTTAGTACCAGCTGCTTTGCCTTTTCAAGAATAGTATCAAGTAAGAAATCTTCACTTTCCGGATATATGATATGGAATTTTTCGGTTAACCATGCCCTCATACTGTCCATACCTTGTTCTGATATGTTTTTATAGCTTACGGGCTTTCCAAGTAGCTTTTTAATAAGCCTGAGTATGTACATCTCCTTTGGATGAGTTTCCGGGCTGAAAATGCCAAATGACCAACCCGCGTTAAGGCAAAGTTTTAGGCTAACCTGCTCTAAATAGATAGTTTTACCGTGGGATGGAATACCGGTAACAATCGTTAACTCTCCGGGCATAAAACGCAAGTATTCATCCAGCGTTGTATCGCCAGTTCTGTCACCGTCTGGCAGACCGTTTCGATAGATATCCATAACGCCGGGCCAAAGGTCATTTACTGAAAATATGCCAGCAATAGGAAACTCTTTAGCAGATTCAAGCAACTTTAATAAACCTTGCTCTCCGCGTACCCTTAAATAATCATTGGCATCTTTTAGGCCGTCAAAAGAGAGTGTAAAACACCGTTCATACCCTAACCTTCGCGCCAACTCATCTCTTAAAGCGTGCCCAGCTGTATCGTCATCAGTTGAAAGGTATATTTTAGTTTTATTTTCAAAGTATGCATGGCAGTTATCGAGATATTCGATTTTACCACCTTTACTTGCTCCGTTTGGTACACTGATTACCGCCTTGTATCCAGCCTGGTGCCATGACATCGCATCGATCTCACCCTCACATATGATACATTCGGCACTATCTTTGGCTGCATTGATATTATAAAATATCAGTTCTGCATCCTTAGCAAGTTTAAAGTTCTTTTTACCGTCCCGATATTTGATATTAATCAGCTCATCACCACGCCAGTAGTTAAACTGAACTGTATTTACTCTGGCTAATCTGTTAGCTTCAACTTTAGCACTTTGATCATCGTTGCCAGCTTCCTTAAGTTTCTCAAAGTGATGATTAAATACCTGAGGCATCCATTCTCTTCCCTCGGTTACGCGGAAATCAATAAGGGTTTGCTGTTTAATTGATCGGCCGGAAAACCATTTTACCAAATCCGTTGAAAGTGAAGTTTTGTTGTTAAATACGGGCCTTAAATAAATCTTCTTTTCAAACACCGGCCTTTCAAACACCCGACCTTTCCAATCGCAGTTATGGCATTTGTATGTCCCATCTTCAATGTTAACACTTAAGCACAGATCTCTTTTATTTTTACGAGAATGCGAACAGTTGGGGCAAATTGTTTTTCCTGATCCGGAAATACGTTTAAGATCGATCCCCAGATCTTCCAGCATCTGTCTATTGTTGATCATGACACAAATCCCCTTTCTTTATGAACAGGGGCCTGATTTTCGGGCGTAAACCAATTGGTTCTTAACTTTTGTTTCCAGTTTATTACCTGATTGCCGTTGGTGTCATGCCAATTGCCTGTATCGTAATGTTTAAATGCGCGAATGGCAGCTGTTTCAGAAAAGCCGTTTTCAATAAAGTAGGCTTTGACCTCAATAATATCAGGTGGGGTAAATACCTTTCCTTTATTGTTCTTTCCTTTACTATTCTTTCCTTTTATATCCTTTATAGCATTGCTATCGCTATTAGTTTGCAATGCGTTCGCATAATTACCTGCTTTATCCCATCTTTTATTTGCACTATTGGCAGCTTTTTGCGACTTCTCGGCACGTACTTGTAAACGGCGGTCAACACTTTCGGACCAGAATAATGATCCGTCATTTTTAAAAAGCTCAAAGTCGTTGATAAGTGAAGTAATGCAAGTGCTATCCGAATGCAATGCGAATGCATAGCTTTCAATTTCTGATAATTGTAATTTGCCTCCCTGCTCGTAAAGCATTTCTATCAAATCCCAGTAAGTACCTTTGCCCGCTTGCCCTAATTTCATTAGTACCTTTAAAAGCTTAGGATCGTTACGAGCACCGTAATCGTGTGAAAAGAAATAAGTATCCTTGCTCATGCCGGTACCCTCCATGAAGGCAAAATGTAACGCGTAGAGCCTTCTATTTCAATTGTTATAGCCCAGGTCTCAGATAGTGCATTATTTAATCCATGTACCGCATCAGTTGTTGGGCATTGCATCAGTCTAATAAAATCACTATGGCTAACCGGCTGATTATTTTTAATGATGTCCAGCGCCTTGAAGGTTAGTAAGGCATCTTTTACCTCTGCAAGTATTTTATTTGCATCATGGCCGCTATTATAAGGCGGTGGTGGCGATGATAGTCGAGGTGTAAGACTGTATTTTTTTATAAAGAGATTGCTCTGCATTTGTATTCTATTAAGATTACCTATTGCAGCTGTAGGCCTTGTGTTGAAGTTTTAATTATAATGTCTGCAAACTTGTGCAGTACAATTAATTGATTAACTTTTCCTTAGCTTATTAAAAGAGAATTTTAAAGGATATGGCCGTGTCACCGGTTATATCCTTTTTTTATTAAAATTTACCTGGTTGCGCTTTGCTTTTGATGTAGAGGTCGATATCTGACCGTTTGATAAAAACAAGTTTGCCGATATTGAAGACAGGAAGCTGCTTACTTCTTATCAGGTTGTTAATTGTTGATAACGATACCCTCAATGCTGTTGCCGCCTCTTTTTTTGTAAGATTGGCAGGGTCAATTTCTGATTTTGTTTCTGGGGTGTTTATTGACTCTTCGCGGATAGCGGCCCGGACCATGCTTATAAAATCCTCCCGCGTTGCTACAATTAATGTTTGCATATCTTGTTGCTATTGTTTGAATGTTGGGTGCTGAACTGTTCTAAATCGGACCAGTTAATACGTATCTGCCGGCCTATGTTAAAAGCAGGTAGCTGATTTAGCCTAATTAGTTTGCGAAGGGTTGGAATGGAGATATTCAGGAACTCACAGGCCTCATAGCGAGTGGCTGGCGGCTTCGTGGATAAAGCAGGCTGCCGAATTATATTGAGGTCGGTTAAAATATCAACTAAGGCAGATTTCAAGCCTTCTTTTGATACTATGTATTGTGCTTCCATTTCCGTGTTTTTACCTTGTTTTCCAAAAGTAAAGACACGGATTGTGCTCTTTATTTATCTAAAGCTTTATAAAGTTTTATAAAGCTTTGGTCGAAAGCATATTTTCGATCAATTGTTTTTCGGTGGAGTATTGGCTGTTTTTTTGGGTAACTCTGGAGGGAATTGTCACTGCATTATATAATGGCTTCTGTTTGTCAAATATTTTGTTAAGTGAAGCAACCAAAGCGCTCATTTTGATATTTATGGTATTTGCGCCTGCCGCTCTATTTGGGGGATCGAAATTAGTCGAATCGGTACATTTTAGTTCAGTTAACGCATAAAGCATGTCCTTTATTCGATTAACATGAGCGTTTTTATATTCTGTTTTTAACTTCGATATAATCGATTGGCCGGCGGTATTAAGAAAATCATTCTCAAAGTAACTGGAGTTGTTATTGGTTGGTGGAGGAATTGAAGCCTGAGTATTTGAACTTGATGTGCTGTTTATCTCATACCATGTAATCAATGGCAGCTCACCAGGTAATGAGCCAGCGGAAAACCTGTTTAATCGCTTTTCTGATATCCTGCTAATTCCTAAGTTGGGAGTTTGAATCGAATCAATTGAAAATGATCGATTAAGTCCGGCTTTGATTTTATCAATAACACCAATTCGGGTAATTATATCTTCTATGATGTCGTCAATGAGGTTGGGAGTAATTTTTAATTTGTCGATACTTGAATAGTCTGGACCAATGTACTTAAATGCAAGGTTGTTACAGTTAGTGAAAAAGGTTTTAAACGAGTTTGCCGGATCAGCTGGGTTTAAATCCAAAGAGTCAATACTATTTAAATAACTCTCTATAAATTGTACTTTTCTAAAAGCAATATCTTGCTGTAACGTTGCCAATTCAAGAATGGCATCTCTAATTACTACTCCCGCCTTATGTATATCAAGCATTATTACATCTTCGCTTGTACGATCATTTTTTAATTCTGCCAATCGTTTGATCTTGATTTCTTTGCTATCGCTTGATTGGAGGATTGAAAGCCAGGCATCATCCTGTTTGATGCTTTCAATCAGGGAATTAGGGAATCTATCGTAAGTTGAGTACTTTAATATTAGGAATCTTGTATTGTCATAATTAACGATATCGAAAAAGAATGACATTAAATTTTCAAATATTGTATCGTAATTTTCCATTAAACTAAACCTCCGCTAATTGCCTTCATCGTTTGCCTATTCCATATCTCCCGCATTACTTCGGCTTTTTCTTTCGGAGTAACTTTAATGTAATTTAAAAATGCTTTTTCGGTCGTGTGGCCGGTAACTTCCATTATAACTATGGTAGGTACACCCATTTTAAACATGTTTGATGCAAATGCGCGCCTGGCAGTATGTGTTGATACCAATTCATTTAAAGGTTGTTTTATTATGTAATTGGTGCCGCCCTTTGCTTTTTCGAGGCTAACAAGATCCGTAAGCCCAACTTCTTTAGAAACCTCTTTTATGTAAGCATTCAGCTTTACATTTGAAATGGCAGGGGGTAAGGAATTTGTTGTTTTGCCCTTATATCTCGACATGATCTCCTTTACAGCGCTATGTATTGGTATGGCAACGTTTTTGCCGGTCTTTTGGGTTTTAATCTCAATGAAATCTTCTGATAGGTTTTTGGCTTTTATATTGGTGAAATCCGAAAACCTTAATCCGGTCCAGCAACCTAATAGAAATAAATCCCTTGCTTTCTCTAATCTGCTATCCTTTGAAAAGTCATGGTTTAACATGGTTTCGAGCTGCTCACTTGTAAGGTAAACATTTTCAACACTCACAGCTACTTTAACAAATCTTTTACTGGTGTATTGATTGTTGGTGTGGAGCTTCTCTTCTTTGCTTTCGTTCATGCAGGTTTTGAGAAATTTAACTACTGTGCCGAAATAGTTATCTGACAGCCTTTCCACTTGGTATGCAAATTCTTTAAGCTCGAAATAAAAATCAAGTGTTATATCATCGAACTTGAATGACTTAACGCCTTTATGAGCGGCAAAGCGCTTCAAAACGCCATATGCGCTATTATAGTGTCTAATTGTGCCGGGAGCGTATTTAACACCATGCGCCTTTACTCTTTTACCGCTTTTGGTATCGGCGATCACCTGATCGATATATGTGAAAAGATCTTTTGTAGTCACCTTAGCTTCGGTGCCTGGCAGCTTTCCGCCATTGTTAATAACTTGTATGGCTAATTCCCGTAGTGTATCAGGCTCAGGGTAAGCTTTTGTCGATATCGTTAGATGGTCAAATGCAATATCAATGCTATCCCTTACCAACTTCAGGCTTTGAGCGATCATAGGACCATCTTTAAAGCTGGCCATTTGTCGCGGTTCCTGGTTTTTAACATTCCAGTAGCGTGGTTCGATGGCTATCCCACTTGAAAACACCGAGCGAGTACTATTATACCGCACAAAACAGCGTAGTGGAGTAAGCTTACTGGCTGCTTTTGTTTGCTGCAATACAAATTTTACTGTGTGTTTAAAGGTTGCCAT